TGCGCCGTGTAGAGCGTGCGCTCCCCATGCGTCAGCGCCCAGATGCTGCGCATAATGAGCAGCTCAGACTTGCCGTTTCGTCGCGGGATGCTCCACCCGAACTTCATGTGCAGCCAGCGGCCGTCCGCATCGAGCGCCATGATGTCCTCCATCATGAGCTCCTGCCAGTCCTGCGCGGTGCGCCCGGATCTGTTGTACAGCTCGACGGCTTCATTGCCGAGGGATTCCTTGTAGGGCAGAACGACCGAAAGCGTCGGCGTCTGCCGTCCGATTCTCGCATCCGTCATAGGTTTTTCCAGTCGAACGTCTGCGGGAGCTCGCGGTTCGAGATCGGTTCCTTCTGCTGTGCGAAATCGACCTTTGCCACGAGCTTGTCGGACTTCTGCCGGTTGCAGCAGAGGTGCGCGAGCTGGAGATTCCCGATGTCTGACGGATGCCCGCCCTTGCTCACGGGGATGATGTGATCGATGCAGGGAGACAGCGGATGCGGGAATTTCTGGTGGAAGTCCACGGGATTCCCGCAGATGCCGCAGACGCGCTGCGTGGCGTAGATCTTCTTCTTGTTCGATTCAAACTGCGCCCGCTGCGTGCCGTTGTGGTCGGGGCGCAGGTTCGGCTTTGCCCTTGGTGCGTTCGGCATGGTGTACCTCCTTCCGGGTATAAAAATAGCACCCACATAGTTAGCGGATGCATACACTTATGATTGTTTTGCTACTTAGTGCGGCAGGCGGGAATCGAACCCGCTACTTAACAGCTCCCACCGTCGGCAGTACCAGCTTGCTCCATGCCGCATAACGAAACCCGCTCATTGCTGGGCGGGTTCAAATTGACTTTTTCTTTGCTTTCTGCTATCATGGTAGTATGCACGGGAGAGGAAGGAGGTGCATACGATGGACGATATTCAGAAGCGTGCTCACGATTTCGCGATTGCGGCAATGCATTGCAAGCAGTCAGCAGAAAACGCTAACGCACAAACCAACAATCGTAACCCTAAATATGACTGGCGATCATTGATGGACACATATTTTGAAGCTTACAATGCTATGGAAGTTGAACTCTCCGAAAAATGCAAGAATCACGACTCGTAAGTCAGTATATACAGTTCATGCACAACATTCGGAAGGATTGCCGTCTCCTCGGCAGTATGATTTTCGGTGTTTGCTACACGATCAATGAATTTCACCAGATCTGTGATTACTTTTTCACGTTGTTCTTTTGTCATTTATTTCACCTCACATCCCCTCGCTGCTCCCGGTGCGGGGTGTTATTATATGCTGTTCTCAACTGAGTTCAGTTGCATTCGTCTGTCGTTTTTTCAATGTGTTTGTTTGAGAATTCAGTCAAAGCGTTGCTTATGTCAGTCTTTGCGTATCCAAGAGAAGAAAAGTAGTTGAACACTTGACCGATTGATGCAGACGGATGATTCTGCATATAAACTTCAAGTTCAGCATTTAATTCAGTCATAAATCTTCCTCCTCAAGAACTCATACAATTTCATATCTTTTGACATGAGCAGTTCAGGATTTGAAAAGAATGTATCAAACCCAACAGAAATATACTCCCTAAAGCATTTCTTGTCGATCGGCGCGCTCCAATCAACATCAGATACATCAGCGTAGATTCGTCCCTGATATGGGTCTACAAATTTCTCAGCGCTCAGAACCCAAACATCAGCCCCTGTATATGGATGCTTCATTCTTAAAACATCGAACCAGTCATCAATGTTTAACCCGTCAGAAAGAATGTTTAAAAACTCTTCATCGTCATAAAGGCCAAGCATATCGCCAAAAGCATGTCCAAGCTCATGGACAATGTCAGTTGCCGCAGTGCCGTCATTAAGAATGATTTCGTGTGTCGAGCGATTATAACTGCTATATCCGCGACCATCAGATATTTCCACGTTACTGACATAGCTGGACAGCCGTTCTAACAATTTATCCGGTATCGGTTCCAGCGCCTTGTCAAGGTCTGTTTTCGTATTTGCAGTGATCTTTTCAGACCCATTGAACAATTCAATGCTATCTAAATTGATTATATCACGCTCCCCCGCCAAAGTCAACCGCTCCAGCGCAGTATTTTGTAAACTTTCTGCGGCAACCTGTGACAAAACCGTCGGCTCGCTCGCGTTCTGCATGACCTCCTCCGGATCCGCCTCCCACGTCCGCTTCGACCACACATCCTGTCGCTGCCTACCGTTCTCGAAGGTCACGGTGCAGTCGCAGTTGTCATGGCGCCGGAAGATGTCCTTCGGGTGATCGCCGTACACATAGCGGCCGGCAACATCCGTACACCACGAGCAGCAGCCGTTCACAGCGACGCGGTTCAGATAGCACTTGAATCCCAGATCCTGCCGCTTCTGCGCATTAATCCTGATGTAATCGTCGTGGAATGACTTCGCGACCGTCGCCACCGGCGCATTGGCGCGTCTCCGGATGACCTCCGGCTTCGCACCGGGGTCTTCGAGCGCGTGCGCGACCTGCTGGATGCGTTCGAGGGGCTTGGGCGGCTTGATGGGTTTCAGGTGGATGCCCAGCTCCGCATCGAGCGACACCTGCACCGTCCCCAGCACATCATTGATCGCCTCGTAGTGATCCTCCAGCAGCGCCTTGCAGACGTATTCCTTGCCGAGCGGATTCGTGATCTCCCCGATATGCGCCTGCATCACCGCGCCGATATGCTTCGACACCAGCTCCGAATACCGGAACGTATCGCTGAAATCGGCAGTGCCGTCCTTGATCTTCTTCGAGATCTGCCGCAGCTGCGGGTCAAGGCTCATCCGCCGGTCAAGCTCCGCTCGCATCCGGCGGTAGTTTTCTGCCGATGCCGCCGCACGTTCCTGCTCCGTCATTCCGCATCACTCCTCAGCCCCGTCAGCGCCCGGATATTCCGCTCGCCGAGGAAGTCTGGTACTGCCTGGTTGATCTTCAGGATCGCGTCACCCAGAACACCGAGCGCCGCCGCATCCGGCTCGAAGATCGGCATCCATGCCGGCTGCACATCCGCGAACGCATACCGCTTGTACTCGAACCGGTCACGCACACACGCTGCCAGATACCCGGCATTCAGGAACCCCGTTCCGAATGTCTGCTGCGCTCTGCGGGCGGTCAGACGCAGATTCTCATGCGATGCCTTGATCGCCTCCTCAGAGGACGGATTCTCCGTCGTGAAGCCCAGATCGTCAAGTGTCATGCCGGTCTCGGCTGCGAACAGGCTCGCCAGCTCCCGCATCTGATCGATAAACGGCGCCATACTGCCCGTCTGGAACTGCCCCAGCGTCGGCTTGTCGCCGTCCTCGTCCTTCGTGAAGTAAAGAAAGCTGGACAGCGTCGCCTTCTTCGAGTCAAAGTTGACCTTGACCTCGCCGGTTTCCTCGTCCTCCTCGGTGGCAAGTCCGAGAATGTACTTTTGCGGAACGGAGTAAAATTCCGCCCCTACCTCCGTGCGGAGCATCGTCCGCAGCGCTGACTGCACGATATCCATACACGCCCGCGAAATGCGCGAATGCCCGAACGGTCTGTGCGCATCCGGCCGGAAGATCACCGGCACCAGCAGGGGATAGGGTGCCTTGTGCTGGTAGATCTGCGGCTTGTCCTCACCGCGCCGGTAGTATTCCGTCCGGTACGGCAGGAAGTACGCCTCCAGATCCGGCTCGCCGTATTCGTCGCGGTGCAGGATCGCATAGCCCTCGGTGAGCATGTTGGTGGTCGTGTCGATGATCCCGGTCGCATTGCCGCCGTCGATGCACTCAATTTTCGGATAGCCGTCCGCGCGTTCCCCGATATACAGGAAACTGCACGAGGAGATCAGCGCAGAGAGCACTGCCGAGCCGTGCAGGACGTCAGCATTATTCAGTTTGTAGATCTGGTTCAGGTTGCCGAAATCCCCGACAAACCCGTCGAAGACGATGCGGTCGGACAGCGTATCCACCGCCTTGCCACACCACCCGAGCGAGTACGTCAGCGACCGGAATTCCTGCGGGATGAGCGCCGACACCTTATGCATCGCCTGTTTCATCTCGTAGTATTGATAACGCAGCCGCACTCTGTCAGCCTTCACCGACAGAAGCCCCCGCAAATATTCGATGCCGTAAGTCATTCTCACCTCTCCTTATGCAGTAAGACACAGCGCTTCCTGTAATAGCTCGTCGTTATCATAGTATCGTTCCGTCTGAAGAATTTCAGCAGCTTTCTGATTACCGGCATTGGCGAGCACTTTCAGCTTTCTGGTGATAGCTGCGTGTGTTCCAGCTCTTGATGCAGCGCCTTTGTATCGAATGTTATAGCTCTTGTCACACCATTCCAGATTGGAAACCGCATTATTCGCCCTGTTTTCGTCCTTGTGATTGACGATCTCAAATCCGTTTGGATTCGGAAGAAATGCATTTGCGACGATCCTATGCAGATAGATCGTCACAGTCTTTCCATGATGGCGCAGACGGATCAGACAATACCCGTCAGGACGTTCCATAGGTTTGACAGCCCTGTGATTATCCTGGCGACGAACGGAACCGTTCTGCGTGACTTCATATCCGGTCGGTTCTCCGTTGATCCAGATCGTTTCCCATCTCTCTTCATCCGCAGCAAACAGCTCCGGGAATACACGGCGCATCAGAACATCCAGCCGGAAGCTACGCTTTTTCACGCCGCAGCATAGGCGGACATAACGCCCTTTGTATTGCTGCCCAGAGAAGTTGTCAGACATGATCACATGCCTACGGAAGTTGTATACTTCGCTGTTTTCTGAAATCAGATAGTCGTCATTGACGCCATCAATATGTAACGGCTTCCAGCTAACGCCCTGGTTTTTCGTCATCTTTTGTGCTTCGCTCTCAGCTCGTGTCATGGCTCCGGCTCCTTTCTTGCTCAAAAATATGTATTTCACCGCAGTTTATCGAGCAGTGACGCTGTATGAAGTCCAGAGGGGGCGGGGTAGGGGGT